ATGGTTTTAAAAAGTGCTAGACTCAGGGAACTTAGTTTGAGAATGGTACTTAAAATTGCTGACTTGGCCAAGATGGACTTTGATAATTGGAAGTCTTTGGTAGAGTCAACATGCATGAGGAGACTGAGCGATAAGTAGGTCTCCCATGTTCCCCCTAGTGTTCGAAACCCTCCCACTTTGAACACTTTGAAACCCTCAAATTTATTTGGGGGTTTCTTTTATAAAACTCTTGACAAATCCTAATACCAATGTATAATTAAACTTATAAATTAAATTGCGACTTTTATGTCACGGAGATACAAATGAATTTTGAAGATTTTTTTCACAAACACATATTAAAGATTACATTTATAATATGTTTACCACTTTTTACTGCATGGGCATTTGCAGATGAAATAGAAGAAATTATTGTTACTGCCCAACAAGAAAAAACAGTAAAAGCAGATCCGATTACAAGTAGCAGTTTGATAAGTGCTATTATGCCAGCCTTTACTTTTAATCCAGGAGGCTATGGTGGCTTCGTAGGTTATAACGAGAGAGGTGCCCAAACATCACATACATCAGTTTATGTAAATGGTATTCCAGCAAACGATCCTGGTGCAAGTTGGTATGACTTTGGTCATGACTTTGCAAGTGGTCAAACAGTAAAAGTTATTACAGGTGCTAATGGTGTAGTATATGGTTCAGGCAGTATGGCTGGAACAGTATTAATACAAGACACAATTGAACGTGGTATAACTTTACGAGTAGAGGACGAAATAAAATATGCTCGTGTGGCTCCTATAGAACAAATAGAATTTAGTATGGTTAACGATGGCATGGATAGTGTTCGTAATGACAATAAAGAAGAGGATAATTACGAAAACAAAACTGCTAGATTTAATATAGATGTAGGAGACTTTGCTATTGTAGGTAAATTTACTGATTATGATTACGATTATGATAACTGTTATGGTTACAGTTGGAACCAAAGTAATGATTGTTTACAGCAAGGAACACGATACAATATTGCAATTAGGAATGACTTTGTTACTTTAGGTCGAAATTATAATACAGCAGAATACTTTACAGAATTAGACCCAACTTATGAAAATGAAAGTTTTAGAGATTATATTAGAATTGGTAATCAATTAACATTAAGTAATAACTTAAATATTGCATTTGGTGTAGATGTTGAAAAACAATATTATAATACCAGTAGTTGGCAAAATGTTGAGGGTACTGAAGTTGTAGAACGTTATAATACTATACCAGGTTCCTATTATGGTGATGACGATACTTTAAAAGAATATCCATTATGGAACGGCACAACACAACCTGATTTAAATAATCCTTTTGAAGTATTAGATGGAAACGGAGTCTACACTCTTACTAAGACTGATCTAAAATATTCAGATGAGAACGGAGGCATATATTTCCAAGCCAATGCTGATTTTATACTAAGTTATAACTTTGGTATTAGACTAGGTAATGATGATCAGAATGCTGTAAGATTAGGAATAGAAAAAGGAAATTGGTTTTTTAACTTAGGTAATAGTTTTAGAAAAGCAAATTTATATGAAAAGTTTGGCGATGGTTCTGTTCAAGGCAATGAGGATTTACTACCTGAAAAAGGAGTAGGTTATGAGTTAGGCTACGGAGTCCTAAGTGTATTCATGTATGAATTCGAAGAAGCAATTGAATACACACCTGGTTATTACACCGATAATATAACTAGTTCCTATGAACTTAATATAGAAGAATCTGTAAATACAGATGGAACATATGGCGGTTGTGTATTGATTCGTGACTTTGAACCACCACAAGGAAGTTCATTAGCAGGGTGTAAGTATTCTTTAGTACAAGATAACAATCCTGTTTATACTAGACCTACGTACTCTAATACAGGAGAATACAAGACACAAGGTTTTAGATTTGCAAACAACTTTGGTCCAGTTGGTCTAACATTAAAATATACAGATACTGATCAAACAAGAGTACCAAAATATATGGGTGTGTTAGATATAAAACAAAATATCAAAGGTGTCGATGTTAGATTAAAGTATGCAGTTAATTTAGAAAGAAAACCTGGCGCATATGATGTATTAGCAGAAGGAAAAGAGTATTTAGAAGATCTTAAAAAACTTAATTTATATATCACAAAAGGATTTACAAATGGATTAACTTTATCTTTAAAAGTTGAGAATCTCACAGATGAAGTTGTAGAAGTTGTTCCTTTTTATGATAGCAAAGGTAAAGAAGTTTACTTGACATTAGGGTATAAGTGGTAGTATAATAAGTTATGGGTAAATGTGTTTTAGAAATCAGAGACGAAGTAAATGTTCGTTTCACAGGTCTTGATGTTAAAACAAGGCGTAAAATTTCAGATGAAGTGAAATACTTTTTACCTTATGCCTATCACATGCCTGCTTATAAGTTAGGTAGATGGGATGGCTGTATTAGATACTGTGATATAGGAGGCAGAACATATTTTCATTTACTAGAAAGATTACTGCCTATTGTTACTGGTGACGGATACGAAATAGAAGTAGTAGACAAAAGAACTAAATGGGATTTTAGTTTTACTTCTGTAAAACAATATAGTTATAGTCATGTAACTTGGCCTAAAGGTCATCCTGTAGCAGGAACACCGATACAGTTAAGAGATTATCAAGTAGATATTGTGAATAAATTTTTAGAAAATCCACAATGTTTACAAGAGATTGCCACAGGTGCAGGTAAAACTCTTGTTACGGCAGTACTTAGTGAGAAATGTGAAGAGTACGGCAGAACAATAGTTATTGTTCCTAACAAAGACCTTGTTGTACAAACAGAAAAGGACTACAAGAACTTAGGACTTGATGTAGGTGTTCTTTATGGTGATAGAAAAGAGTATGACAAAACACACACCATATGTACTTGGCAAAGTTTAGCAGTATTAGAAAAGAAAACTAAGACATATGAAGCAGAAGTAGACATTGATGTATTCTTAGATAATGTTGTTTGTGTAATGGTCGACGAAGTTCATAAAGCAAAAGCAGACGTATTACAAAAACTTCTAAGTGGTGTGTTTGCGAATGTGCCTATTAGATGGGGACTAACTGGTACTATACCAAAAGACGAACATGAAGCAATTGGTTGTTTGGTAAGTTTAGGTCCAGTTGAAGGTAAGATGAGCAGTAAAGAATTACAGGATATGGGTGTACTAGCAGATTTAGATATTACTATTCTACAACTACAAGATGGAATGATGGGATTCAGTACATACGCACAAGAACTTAAATGGTTAGTTACAGACCCAAAAAGAATAGATCAGTTAAGCAACATTATCTCAGGCTATGCTAATAACGGTAATACACTAGTATTGATTGACCGTATTGCAACAGGTGAAATGTTAGCAGAAAGAAATGAAGATTGGGTGTTTGTAAGTGGGTCTATGAAGACTCAAGATAGACAAGATGAATACGCCGAAGTATCTGAGATGGATAATAAAGTCATTGTTGCTACATACGGTGTAGCGGCAGTAGGTATCAACATACCAAGAATATTTAATCTTATAATGTTGGAACCAGGAAAGAGTTTTGTGAGAGTAATACAAAGTATTGGAAGAGGTATTAGGAAAGCACAGGATAAAGATTATGTCAATGTGGTTGACATAACAAGTAATTTAAAGTATAGTAAAAGACACTTGACTAAAAGGAAGGCCTTTTACCGAGAACAGAATTTTAGACATACAGTAACTAAAGTGGAGTATAAATGAAAATATTAACAATAGAAAATGATACATACGATATAGATTGTGTACCAGATGAGATAGATGACATACGTTATTGTGTTCTTGATGGAGGCGATCCAGAATGGGTAGACTTTTTCTTCTTACCATTAATCTTTTTAGAAAGTTTTCATGCTCCTGCAATATGTTTGCAAATAGGAGAACATAAAATTCAAATGCCTATGGATTGGAGTGTATTGTTATGTGACGAAGAATTAGATGGCATAGAGGTAATTCCTTTAGCAAGTTTAAATAATCGAGGTTTTAGGGTTCTGGCGATGAATCCTTTTACATCAAAAATACCCGGTAGTGAAGAAGTTAGCATTACAAATGTATATCAAGATGTAAAATGGTTTTTTCCAAAACTTAAAAATGGGCATTTATTAGCAATACCGCTTGAAGATGGACCTAACCCTAAATGTGCATATTTTGTAAAAGATGCAAATAAAGTTAAAGATTTTGAAATAGGCGATTTAATGTAATGTTTGAATTATTATTTTGGAGTTTAATTGTAATTACATGGGCATCAGTAGGCTTACATGTAATAAAAGAGTTTGTGAGGAATCACATAGAATAGGAGAATAAAATGATAGAACCAAGTATAAACAAACCTAGTTTATTTAGAAGAACTGTAATGGGTCTTGCAAATGGCTGGAGACGTGTAATGGATGTGAGATACAATCCATTAAGAGTAATCAAAGACCCGAGTCTGCAGACATACTTTATGTTAGTATTATTTACTATATGGAGTGTGTTCTTTGGCTTCTTAGCCGCAAACTACTTAGGGTTTTTTAATTATGATACTGTTATCAGTATTGTAATACATATTTCTATTTTACTACCATTAGCATTTACTAATGCAATCTTTGTTGATGCAGAACGTGATGGGCATAAATGGTTAAAAGAATGGAAAGAAGAGCAGAATAGATATACTATTATAACAAACAGACTGAGAAAGAAAAACTTAGTTATGTGGGATCCGAGCAAGGAGGCATAATGGCTATATCAGATGAAATGAGAGAACAACTTGAACAGGTTGTTCAATATGGTGATCAAATCAAAGCAATGTTTAAAGAACAAGATGACGTTGACTATGAAATTGGTGACTACGATGAACCTATCACACAACTGTTAGGTCATATGAATGAAATAATGGAAACAATTGACGGAGGTTGGTAAAAATGTCAAAAAGAAGATTTAGAATAGAAGGCGGCAGATACGGAGGAGAACTTGTTTTTGGTTCAATAAATCCAGCATTTGCTAGTTATTACGCAGAACTAGATGATACTAGTGAACTTATAGATGCTGTATTAGAAGCAGACCAAGATGAGTGGGAAGACAATGGACCTGAAGATGCATTGTTAGATCCAGATGGCCCACCTACTCCAGCAGAGGATGGTTCATATTTTAATATGTGGGAAAATGATGATTTAGAACACATCAATAGTGCCTACGCAGATGGCGGGTTCACGGTATATGAAGTTCCAGCAGATGGTTCAGACGATTGGGACTACGATAATGAAGTATATGAAGGAGAAGCAATTCATGTATATGGCAGAGAAGGTGGATACTTTAATACTGATGAAGAACCAGAAGTAATTAACGAAGAGGACGAAGACGGTAACAAATATATACCTGTTTTAATGTTCCACAGTTCTGAGAAAGGTTCTTTTGGTGCTTGGTTTGTGGAAACAGACGGCGAAGATTTCGATGAATTCAAATTAGGTATGGGTGTTGTAGAAACAAACCTAGCAGAATTTATTGATGCAGTTTTCTACGACAAAGTAGAATTAGACTGCGATTACGATTACATGGACAGCACCGGTAAAAGTTACGATGCCCAAGTTGGTTGGTTAAATACTAAGTGGCATGACAGTCAAGAACTTATGCAAGAAAACTTAGATGAATACCTTGCAGAGTTTGAAGAAAACGCAGAATGGGAAAGAGAAAATAGATGAAAAGAATTTTAATTTGTGGTTTACCTGGTTCAGGTAAATCTACTCTAGCAAAACGTCTTGTTGAAACATTAGGTAATGCAATGTGGCATAATGCTGATGATATCAGAGAACTTTTTAATGATTGGGATTTTTCGCCGCAAGGTAGAGAAAGACAAATGAAAAGAATGACTGATTATTGTTTAAAAACTGTAGGTAATGGTAATTATGCTATTGCTGATTTTGTTTGCCCTACTAATGAATTAAGAAGAAAATTTAATCCTGAGTATGTAATATGGATGGATACTATTGAAGAAGGTAGATTTGAAGACACAAATAAAATTTTTGAAAAGCCAGATGCAACTATTAATGTAGATGTTGTAATTAGAAAAGAAGATTGGTGGACTCAAGAAGCAGTAGAAAAAATAGCAAGGCTTATTGCTGTAGATATTAAAGACCCTAATTTTCATCCTAAGAAACCTACTACACAAATGCTAGGCCGATTTCAACCATTCCATGAAGGGCATAAGAAGTTATTTGAAAGGGCATTAGCAAAACATGGACAGGTAGCAATACTAGTTCGTGATATGCCAGTAGATGAAAATAATCCGTGGACCCCTGAAGATATTTGTGAAAACATAGAACAAGAACTCTATGAACATGCAGGTAAATTTAGGTGCTATCCTGTGCCAAATATTATGAATATTACTTACGGCAGAGGCGTAGGTTATAAGATTGAAGAGGAAGTTCTCGATGAGGAAACACAACAAATTAGTGCAACTAAGATTCGAGAGCAGATGAGAAAGGATGGAGAACTATAACCATCCTGCTTATACAAGGTATCCACATTTGAAACCATTACCTACTGAAGCAGAATATACAGATTGGGTTAAATGGTTTGCTTGGAAACCTGTAACTTTGCTTTCTGGAAAGAAAGTATGGCTACAAAAAATATATAAAAGAGAAAGGACGGTACAATGGGTACCTCCTACTTTCCCTGAAGGATCGTTTGATCGTATTGAATATTCTACTTGGGAAGACATAATGGAAAACAAATTTAAATAAGGAAAACAAAATATGTATCAATTTACAAGTGAAAGTGTCAGTGAAGGGCATCCAGATAAAATAGCAGACTTGATATCCGATAAAGTAGCAACATACTTGCTGAATAATGAAATTAATAATAGGACAGCAATTGAAACGTTAGTTACAACTAATATGGTTACATTGGCAGGAGAATATAAAACTAATATAGAAGTTGATAATAACTACATAGACGAAATAGTTAGACAAACAGTTAAAGAAATAGGTTACGAACAAACAGGGTTTCATTGGAAGAATTTAAAAATCTATAATGAACTACATGGCCAAAGCGAAGACATTGCATTAGGTACAGACTCATTTGGGGCAGGCGATCAAGGAATAATGTTTGGATATGCATGTAATGAAAATGAACATTACATGCCATCACCACTAATATACTGTCATAAAATTTTAGAATCTTTAAGTGATAGTAGAAAAAATGATTCCGAATATAGCATTATTAGACCAGACAGCAAAGCACAGATAACATTTAACTATGCAAATACAGGCGAACCTATCGACATTGATAAAGTATTAGTTAGTACTCAACACAGCGAAGATAGTACACAGGATCAAGTAAAAGAACTAGTTCACAACACAATTAGTAAAGTAGTACCAAATGAATTACTAAAAAATGCTGAGTACTTAATAAATCCAACTGGTAGATTTGTAATTGGTGGACCAGATGGAGATACTGGACTTACTGGAAGAAAAATTATTGTTGATACTTATGGAGGAGCCGCACCACATGGAGGCGGAGCATTTAGTGGTAAAGATCCTTCTAAAGTTGATAGAAGTGCGGCTTATATGGCTAGATGGATAGCAAAAAATATTGTTAAACGATATAATTTTAAGAATGTATTAGTTCAAATAAGTTATGCTATAGGAGTTGTGCAACCAACATCATTAGTAATCTTTACTGATGGTAAGATAAATGAAAATATAATTCAACAAGTAAAAGATCAAGTAGATTTATCTCCGTTAGGTATTATACAAAGATTTGGATTAGGTTGTCCTACACCACTAGACATTAGTACTAACTATGGACATTTTGGTAAAGATCATTTACCATGGGAAAGAGATGATTTATAATTTAAAAGATATTATACGCACAGTACCTGACTATCCTATACCAGGAATACAGTTTAGAGATATTACAAGTATTACAGATAATGCCGACGCATTTAGTAGTACAATTACACAATTATCAGTTGCTACAGCAAAATTTGATGCTAACACTATAATTGGTATTGAAAGTAGAGGATTTGTTTTTGGAGCACCAGTTGCCGCAAAATTTCATTTACCGCATATACTTGCTAGAAAACCTAGCAAATTGCCTAACGAAACATTTAGTAAACCTTTTAAATTAGAATATGGAGAAACAGAAATACATATACAAAAAATTTCTCCTATAAAAGGTAATGTTGTAATTATAGATGACTTGATTGCAACAGGTGGTACTGCTATTGCAACAGCAGACTTAGTTCATGAAAATTGGGGTATACCAAAAGAACATATTCTAATACTTGCAGTAATAGATCTACCAGACCTTAAAGGAAGTACTATTATTAAAGATCAGGGATACAATGTCGAAACACTTATAGAATTTGATGGAGAATAAAATATTGCTAATAGGTTCTCCTAGAACGGGAGGACATAGTGTATTAGAAAACTTAACAAGCAATGAACATAGAAACTTTGGCGAAATTTTATTTTGTAAAGAACAAGAAGATTGTAAAAGTATTATCGAAAGTAGAATACAAGAATATAATTTAAGCAAAAAATGTATAGCAAAAGTTATACCCGGCCAAACACCATTTGATAGAAAATTTATTAAACGACAATGTTTTAAATTATGTGAAATGGCAGATACAATATATTATACTCAACGAGAGTCGATAACAGATCAAGTAATTAGTTATGCAGTAGCATGTAAACAATTTGATATCAATGATGTTAGTCCATGGAGATCTAATAGAAAGTTGTATAGCGAACAGTTATCGAATAATGATTTAGATAAAGCATTTGACAATTTAAGTTTTTATAGTAAACTAGTATTAGAGATATATAAAGAATATCCTGGTCAAGTTTTTACATTAGAAGATGATTTAGAATATAACCCGTACCCAAATAGGTACACATATAATGGAGACTGGCAACCTCCGTATAATTTTAGGATGTTAGATGGCTAAGAAACCACAACTACCGCTAAAAGATGTAATGGCGGCAATAGATAAAAAAAATAAAAGTTTTTACACAAATCTTAGTGATGAACAAAAGAAAGCCTTTAGTGCCTGGATGATGATGAGATACTGTAGTAGTGTACAAGGTAAACATGCGGCCAATTACATTTATATGACAAATGAATTAGTTAATTTACAATTTAGTGAAGTTAGCAAACATCCAGAATTGCAGTGGTTATTATTAAGTGCATGTGGTAGCGGAAAAGTTGAATTTCACCCTTATATAAAACCTCCACATTCAAAAAAGAAAAAGAACAAAGTATTTAATTTTATGAAAGAACTATTACCAGATGTAAAAGATGATGACTTAGAAGTTCTTATCAGTATCAATGTAAAAGATGATTTAAAAGAATTTGCTAAAAGAAATGGATGTGATGATAAAACAATAAAAGATGTCTTTGGAAAGTAATAAATGTAAATGGTGCAGTAAGTCGTTTATGAACGAACGCACCCTATCGGCTCATATGTGCGTCAAAAAAAGACGTTGGGCAGATAAAGATCTTACACATACAAGATTATCATTTAGGGTATTTCAAATGTTTTATGATTTAAATACATCAGCAACAAAAACAAAAACACAGGAAGAGTTTATACAGAGCCAGTACTACGAAGGTTTTGTAAAATTTGGTAGAAGTTGTGTTACAAATGAATATTTAAATCCAGAGCAGTTTGCAGAATGGTTAATAAAAAATGGTAAGAAATTAGCAGACTGGAGCAAAGACAAACTATATGATGAATATCTATTAGCATACATTAAAAAAGAGCCAGGCATGAAAGCATTAGAACGAACAATTATGTATTTGGCAAAATGGAGTGAAGAAAGTAATTTAGATTGGACTGAATATTTTAAAGAAGTGTCTACACCTAGAGCAGTCTATGATATTAGAAGTGCAAAAGTATCTCCTTGGATGTTATACTTATGTGACACCGGTGATGAATTACTTACAAGATTTAGTGACGAGCAAGTAAAAATGATAGAGGATATAATTAGTGCGTCGTTTTGGATGAAACTCTTTACACAAAATAAAGAAGAAGTTTCAGAAGTAAAACAAGCATGTTCAATAGCAGGTATATAAATGAAAAAACGAGAAGAAATGTTAGTAATCACAATGGAAGAATGTGGAGAACTCATTCAAGCATGTAGCAAAATGATAAGATTTAACGAACCATGTGATTATAAACAATTACAAGATGAAATCGGCGATGTCATGTGTATGATAGATATACTTAAAAATGGCGGCCTTGTTACTGATGAGCAAATACAAAAACGTATGGCAGTTAAAAAAGAAAAACTAATGAAGTGGAGTTTATTGTTTAGTGAAGATTGATTTTGATGTAGATATCGATATGGCTAACAGAGATGACTTTCTCAAGTTAGTTAATGTCACACCTGCAAGTATTGAAAAGGATGGTAAGTTTACCAAGCACAATACTGGTGTCTACTTTCAAAACATTCCAAAGTTTCCACTAGAAGGCTATAGTACAATAGATCATAAACAAGCAGAACAAGACGGCTGGTTTAAATTAGATGTACTTAATAACCATGTTTATAAAGAAATAGAGAATGAGCAACACTTAGATAAACTGATAGAAACAGAACCTATGTGGGAATTATTCCAGCATAATGAAATAGTTGACCAACTGTTCCATATAAACAAACATTTTGATATTATACAACAACATTTACCTAACAGCATAGAGCAACTAGCAATGATACTTGCTATGATAAGACCAGGTAAACGTCATTTGGTTGGAAAGGATTGGAAGGATATTGAAAAAGATGTTTGGGTCAAACCAGCAGATGATAGTTACTTTTTTAAGAAAAGTCATAGTTATGGATATGCTTTAGCAATAATAGTGCAATTAAATTTGATTGTTGAGACTGCTAGTCAATCTTCCTAATTAGTTGAATACCTCTTCGCTTTATTCTTTTTCTAATTAGATTTTGTAGGCTTGTAGTTGGACCAAAGATAACTTCTATATCTTTCATTATAAATGTTCGCAAGTACTTTTTAAATGGTTGCATCTCATGATGTAAAAAAACATCAATAGGTAACTGTCTATTAGACTCCCACCACCATACTTCACCTAACTCTAAAAAAAGTTTTTTAATTTCTTTATCTTGTATTCGATCTAAATCATAAAATGTCATAATAAAATTATCATGATTAATTACTATGCCTATGAATTCTTGGTCACTATATGTAATACCGGTTAGGAAAGGATATCGTTCTTGCGTTTCTTTTATTAAAGTCTCTTTATCCACAAAAGTATTTATAATCTAGAATGATAAATACTGTAATATAAAGAGTTTAAATTTATGAGTTTTAGCGATAATAGATTATATCTTTACGAAGATTACATTGATTTGGTTATCGATACCAACGGATTATATGTGGATAATAGGCCTATGAACAATAGAAAATTAATTGCCCATAAGGGATTAAGCAACGAAATATTTTTTAATATTAGAAATAGAGATAGAAAGTTACAAAATGTGTTTAGCGATATTTTAACTGCAACAATAATAAATCCTACAACTAAAAGAAGATTTTTTTACAAAACATTAGAACATACAAGTGATGTAGGTATATCAAAATTAGTTTTAGACGAAGGAGATCTCAGAGATATTGATGCAGGGTTATACACAATATACATTGCTAGAAGGCAATCTGATAGTTTAGATTATCCTGTATACTCTGATCAAAACAGCAATCTAGTATTTAATATAGAGATATCAGAACAAATAGATCAAAGTCCAGTTGAAACACAAATAGGAAATACTTTTTTACAAACATCAAGTACATCGGCAGGCGACGCCGCTAATGTATTTGTAAGTTCTGCATTTAAAGGTAATCAAGATCGAAACTTTTCACATGCATTACATTCTATAGCAATTTATCCAGATACTTTTACTGGTACATTTGATGTTCAAGCAAGTTGTATTGAAAATGCACCAAGTAGTGACGAGACAAGTTCTGACTGGTTTAATGTGTTAAGTAATGTAAGCATAAGTTCGTCTAGTGCTATCTACCATAAGACATTTAATGTAAATGCAAATTGGATTAGAATTAAACATACACCAACCTCTGGTAATATCTCCCAAGTACAAGTTAGAAACTAGTTGACTTTTCTCTAATATTCCTGTATAATACACTTATGGATATAGACTTTCTCGTAGAACAAGTGCATCGCCTTCTTTTAGATAACTTGCCTGTAAAAACAAGCAGAACGCCTAGTGGATGGATGACAATGAACTGTCCTATGTGTAATGATAAAAGAAAAAGAGGTGGCATAATTACTAGTGGTGCGAGAATAAGTTATAACTGTTTTAATTGTAATTTCTCTACTGGATGGGCACCTGGTCCAAGTTTAGGTAAAAAATATAAAGATCTTGCAGGACAATTAGGTGTAACAACAGATGAAATACACAAAGTTACAATTGAACTACTTAAACACAGTGAACTTTTAGAAACAGAAGAAACTACAGATTATATCTATAATTTACAAAAGTTTAATACAGAAGACTTACCAGCAAATGCTATGGCAGTCGATGATTTAGAAGACAATCATCCTGTTAAGATGTATGCGGTAGAAAGGGGACTACTAGGACTATATCCACTTTTATATTTTAATGAAAATTTATATAAAAAAAGACTAGTAGTGCCCTTTACTTATAATAACGAATTAGTAGGCTGGACTGCAAGGCATATAAGTCCGCCAGACAAAAGTACACCTAAATACTTACATAAAATACAGCCTGGATATGTTTTTAATATTGATAGATTTGCTGACAGCAAAAGAGAAATAGTCGTTGTAACAGAAGGTGTGTTTGATGCTATACAATTAGATGGTGTAAGTATACAAGGCAATAGTGTAACACCAGAACAAGCACACTTAATTGACAAACTAGGTAAACGTGTTATACTTTGTCCGGATAGAGATAATGCAGGTAAAGAATTAATTAATCAAGCATTAGAACTAGGTTGGGAAGTTAGTTTTCCGCCATGGCATGCCGATATAAAAGATGCCGATGAAGCAGTAACAATGTATGGTAGATTATTAACGTTATCTAGTATTATAAAACATGCTACAGATAATAAATTAAAAGTTCAAGTAAAGGCAAAAATGTTATGATTGAAAAATGTAAAAAAGCATACAAATTTTGTATAGCACATTGGAAAGAAATTGGTGCAACATCAATTGGAGTACATTTATTATTACATGAAATACCAATGTATATTATTTTACCGTTATTAGCATGGTTAGGTGTTTTATGAAATTATATGTAAACGGTTGCAGTTTTAGTTACGGAAATACTTTAGAAAATAAGTCTGCATGGCCAGATTTTATGGAGGGGTATGATGTAATAAATGAAAGTTGGATAGGTAGCAGTAATAAAAGAATACTTAGACGTACAATAGAATATATACAAACTCATGCATATCATGATACATTTTTTGTAATACAATTATCAGATTGGTTTAGAGATGAATGGTATGATGCAGAATTTGATGCCTGGATAGGTATGTGTAAAAATGATGTTGTTCTCGATGATAGATCATACAATCGAAGTGATTTAGATCAAGATGAACTTAATAAGAAAGTTAAAAATTTTATACAACATTCTTTATTACACAGAACAATTAAAACAGTAGAACAGGAAACATTTAATTTGATTAACACAGCAATAGCATATTTTAACCAGCATGATGTAAAGTATTTAATAACTGGTATGAGTTCTAGATGTATGCCTGCAGAAAATAATGTAGACATAATTGTACCTACGCATTTTGTAAAACCTATAAGTATAATAGCAGGTAATAATGTAATAAGCACCAGCGATAGCCATCCAGACGATGCAGGACATAAACTATTTGCTAGATATATAACTAATGAGATAAAGAATTATGAGCGATATTAAAGAGTACAACGAAGAAACACAGGAACTATTTTTAAGATTTTTACTTAGCGACAATGACTTGTTTGCTAGATGTCAAAACATAGTTAAGCCTGAGTTTTTTAATTTAAAATATAGAAAAGCAGTAGATCTTTTTATTAGCCATAGTGTAAGCCATAATGCTATCCCTACGCCTGAACAAGTTAGTGCAGTAGCAGGTGTAAAACTAGAACCTATTCCAAATGTGACACCCGATCATCACAACTGGTTTATGAATGAATTTGAAACATTCTGCAGACACAAGGCATTAGAAAAAGCAATTATTGAGAGCACAGACTTGTTGGAAAAGCAAGATTATGGTACTGTAGAAAATAAGATTAAAGATGCTAGTCAAGTTGGCCTAGTTAAAGATTTAGGATTAGACTATTTTGAAAATCCTAAAGAAAGACTTGAATGGATCAAAGCACAGGCTGGTGCTATTAGTACAGGTTGGAAAGCAATAGATCAAAAACTATATGGTGGTGTTAATAGAGGAGAAATGTCAATATTTGCAGGAGGTTCCGGAGCAGGTAAAAGTTTATTTTTACAGAATTTTGCTGTTAATTGGGTACTTGCAGGATACAATGTAGTTTATATTAGTCTGGAACTTAGTGAGCAACTTATTAGTATGAGACTAGACAGTATGGTATCTGGTTATGGTGTTAAAGAAGTAATGAGAAATATAGATGATGTTGATTTAAAAGTTCGTATGAAAGCCAAAGGCGCCGGTAAACTTAGAGTAAAACAGATGCCCAATGGTGTAAATTGTAATGACATTAGAACATTTTTACGTGAATATGAAATATCATGTGGTGAAAAAGTAGACTGTTTATTAGTTGACTACTTAGATTTAATGATGCCTATTAGTACAAAAGTTAGTGGTAGTGATTTGTTTATCAAAGACAAGTATGTTTCTGAAGAATTGCGTAACCTAGCAGTAGAAAGAGACTTATTATTTGTTACAGCATCGCAGTTAAACAGAGGTGCAGTAGAAGAAATAGAATTTGATCATCACCATATAGCAGGTGGCATTAGTAAAGTACAAACAGCAGATAATGTTGTAGGTATATTTACTTCAAATGCTATGCGAGAAAAAGGCAGATATCAAATACAGTTTATGAAAACTCGTTCTAGTAGTGGTGTTGGTACTAAAGTAGATTTAAGATTTGATCCTGACACACTAAGAATAGAAGACTTACAAGACGGTGACGAAGATGCAATGACTATTACTACAGGTTCACTAGTAGATCAACTTAAACGTAATAATAGTATCAAAGCAGACGAACCTGAAGCACAAGACACAGTTAGCCAAGCAATGAATATGCGTGAGTTCTTGAAAAAGAATGACTTATAATGATAAATAGCATTATACGTTTTTATTTGGAGAAGCGGTGAGAAGAAGTATATTAGAAGAACTCAATCAGATATCTGTAGATAGAGATAGAGATCATGTTGTTTCTAATAGAGGAGAGCATGTAATTAATAGTGCAATCAATCTTATCGAGCAAATAGAAGAATATTATGATGAATCAACTGCTAAAGATCTAACAAACAGAATTATCAATAGTATTAAAGGCCGAGACGGCAAAAAATTCTCCAGAGGTATTACAAAGATTATAAAAGAATCTCAACGAGAAAAAGAAAATGCTGATAAATGAAATTATTAAAGGTATTGTAGAAGAACCACAAGGAAATACTGCATCTCCTTTGGATGCTAAAACACGTGACGACATTTCTGACAGAAAAGTACTCGATATAAATGGTAGAAAATACATTTGGACTAAAGAGGTTAATGCCTGGTATAGTGTAAATGATAGTGCGTACGTTAGACCTGGCACTGAATCTGATTATGTTCTAACTACTTCAGTACTTAATATAATGAATCCAAAGAAAAAATTTACATTAAATCCTTTTAAATTAGCAAATGATTTAATAGCAAAACCAATTGCACAAAGACTTGGATTAAGAGGTATAGGCAAAGCAACTAGAACTGATCCAAAAGCAAGTGTTATGAAAAAAACAGGAACAGTGATAGGCGGAGCAATTGGAAGAGGTCTAGATAAAATTACACGAGATGGCGGTTATAAATTTAATAGACGTGCAAAAATAACTGATCCAGAACTATCAAATACTCCTGATACACCTAATACTTTCGACGAGCCTAATCCTAAAAAATCAAATATTATAAATTTAGATAAAAAACGTAAAAAATCAAATAAAAAATCAACTATCTTAATGCCAGGTGATCCTGACTTTAGAAAATAGTACAAATGAAATTCAACGAAATTTCACAAGGATATGTTACTGAACTTATACTTGAAGCAGTAGGCAAAAACACTCATCTCGAACATCTCGAAGATCATATTTTCAATAAAGGCTTTGAAGGAGCCAAAGAAGCAATAAATTATCTATCTAGCCTACACGAAATGCTAGAAGGAAATTCTAAAAGTCCTATCAGCATGACAACAAAATGGGATGGTGCTCCGGCAATTATTGCAGGCAGAGATCCAGAAACTGGTAAATTTTTTGTAGGCACCAAGGGAGTGTTTGCTACTAGAAAGCCTAAAATAAACTTTACAGAAAAAGACATAGATGAAAATCATCCTGCAGAAGGCTTGCGAGATAAATTAAAACTTGCATTAAGGACTTTGAGCAAATTAAATTGGAACACAGTTGCACAAGGTGATATGTTATTTTCTAAAGAAGATTTACAAAAAACAAATGTAGATGGCGAAGAAGTTTTACTGTTTAAACCTAACACAATAGTTTATGCAGTACCTACTAATAGTGATTTAGCAAAAGAGATTGCTAGTGCAGATATGGGCATTGTGTGGCACACAGAGTATGTAGGTGGACCTACACTTGCAGATACACGAGCCAAGTTTGGTTTTAATGCTGATGTATTAGGCAAAAATAAAAGTGTATGGCATAGAGATGCTATAATTAAAAATTTAAGCGGCGTAGTTACATTTACTAAAGAAGAAAGTATAGATGTATTAAATGCAATTAATTCTGCAACAGCATATATGAAAAGTATAGATTCTAGCACATTTAATTGGTTAGAACAAGGAAATGAACTAATAGGTAAAGAATTTTTACAACAATTAAAGGCTCATGTAAACAACAATATCAGAGCAGGAGCATTTGATGAGCCTACTAAGTTTGCACAAGGGTTTGTACAAAAATATATAGATTTTATGCAAAAGAAAATAGACGGATATAAAACACAGGCTAAACAAGACGAAATGACAGAAAAATTAGTAGCAGGTGTAAAATTTATAAGAAAAAATTTAAAAAGTATTGTAGCAGTATATGATCTATATTTAAAGATCATAGAAGCAAAAATTAAGATCATACGGAAGTTAGAGATAATTAGGCAAATGCCTACATTTAAAGAGACTGAAAACGGATACGAAGTAACAGCAGAAGAAGGGTTTGTTGCAGTTGATAGAAAGGGTAATGCTTTGAAACTAGTAGATAGATTAGAGTTTAGTAAATTAAACTTTGGAACAGGAGCACCTGGAAAATGAAAGATGTCATGACCACTGCATTAGATCTTAAATTAGTAGATAACGAAATATCAGAAGCAAGACTATGGCGTCAAAGTAGACAATTTGGCGAGATGGATGGACGAGGTATCGCCGATTTATTATATCTAAGTTTTTTATCGTTGCTTACATTTGCAAAAGATGATTATAAATCCGATTATGCTAAAGCATACGCAAGACAAACATCGCAGTATGGTACTTTTACCATGTTTAGAAGTCATGCTACAGACATTTATCTTTTAGCATATCAAGTAAAAAATCCAAAGAACAAACATATAAGTTTAAAAAATAACATAGAAAGCACTAGGTTTTTAAAAAGTTTATCTTTCGATTCTAGAAAATTTTATTTCATACTATCTAAAATTGCAAGAGGCAATCTCAATAAAAGCGAAATATCTACATACCTTTTTAGATTAGAAGCACAACTTAAGATATCAAATGCAAACTTTAAGCAATATAGACGTTACATCAATGATTGGGAAAATTTAAAATTTGCACAAAGGCAATATGTTACTAGCAAACTTATTCAAGACTTTAGACGATTAGGTCGAGGAAGTGAAATGGTTTCATCTTTGAGTGATATGGCAAAGTATAAAAAATACAGAATATCAGATGAAGTTAAGAGTAGAAGTTATAAAAAACCAAAACCTTCAGCAACTTCAAGAGTAGTTGGTACAGCCGCAGGTGCAATAGCAGGTAGGTATGTTGGTAAAAAGGTTGCAAAGAAGTTGGGCAAAGATATTGATAAATATAAGAAGTACGGCACAGGTATAGGCGCAATAGCAGGTTATTGGGCAAGTGGCCGGAAGAAACAACAATGAAAATAAACGAGATAATTTTAAAAGAAGCACCATTTAGTCCCCAAGAGTTAACGACTTATGCATCATCTCTTTATCAATTGGGTAGAAGTAGAGAAGCAGTTTTGACTTTACAAATTGCTACTGATCCTAAATATAATAACTCGATTGATGCTATTCAAGGTGAAGTTGCAAGTCGAATGTCTAAAATGACTGGTGGCGATAAAGAAGCATCTAAACAAGAATTTGATTCAGCAAAAAATAATTATGTCAAAGCATTTGGTGGTGCTCCTAAATCTAGTCCT